GTCAGCAACAATTGCGTCCACTGGACATTCAGGAACACACACTGCACAGTCAATGCATTCATCAGGGTTGATTGCTAAAAAGTTTGGTCCTTCATAAAAACAATCCACTGGACAGACGTTTACACAATCTGTATATTTGCATTTTACGCAGGCTTCTGTTACTAAAAATGTCATGCTGTTATCCTCTTGAAGTAATCTATAATTTTATGTGCATCTTGCTCTTTCATCCCTTTAAGGGGTCTTGCTTTAAACTTTACTACATTTGCTTGTGACCAATTTGACTGCTCCAGCTGATTTACATGGTGTATCACTGGCATATTATCTTTTATATATTGATAGTTATCACTGTCTGCATTGCTTTTGTAAATTCCCAACAACTCGTATTCACTAAACCATTTGGTATCATCAAAATGATCAACACTGCGTATGGCATCTTTCCAGGGTTTGTTGTGACGTGTTTCTATTAGTGCTTTTAAGTTTAGCCAGTCTTGTTTTTGATATGGCATAAACTCTGTTACATAACTTTGATTGTGTATTCTTTCAAAGCCAATTATTTTGTTAACTCTGTCTTCGTATACTGCATGATAATCGTTCCACACTTCTTCAGTTCTAAAAACTGGTTGATTATTCTTAAAGTACTGATAAGGCTGTATAGCAAAAACATCAGCGTCTTGAATCAAGAAGTCTCCAGGTAAGTCATCCAGCAATCCCAACTTAATACCTTGCTGAAAGTACCATGCATCTTTCCACTCTCCCAAGTCCAGTTTTTCACGTGCAATAGCATCAGTAAGAAATGTTATATTTGAGCAATCAACTTTAAATTGATCAAATTTTTCTCTTATAAACAATTGGTCTATAGGAGTTACTACTATGGTTTGATCAATAGCGGGATACAAAAATTCGTCAAAACTTAATGCACAACAAGCATCATACAGACGCCCGGGCCCAATTGTCATTATACGTGTGATCACTTGAATATGCTACTGTAAACTTTTAATTTTTCAATTTTTTCTTGTTTGGCACGGTTTATATCTTCTTCTTTAACCAGTCCAGACTCAATTAATAATCCAATCATACAGATTAGATCTCCAACTTCCATACTTAAATTTTCGCGTTGTGTATTGCCAGACTTGTGACTATTGTCTATGCCAAATCTTACACACTTGCTGATTGCTTGAATAACTTCAGCACATTCTTCTTGGGTAATACCTAAGATTTCTCGTTCTTTTTCAGTCATAGTATTATTATAAGCGATTGCTTATACTATGTCAACTAGATATGTGCCGTTGTCGTATCTTGCATCTGTGCAACTTTTGCACAAGCTCTTGTCTGAAAAACAAGTTTTTGTATTTTCTTTAATTAGATTTACCATTCCAGCACCAGTAAACAAGTCCCAATAACTGTCTGTGTTTAGATTACCAATCACATGTTTTAAATCGTAATCCATACAGCATATCGCAACATCGCCATTGGGCATTAGTACATGTTGATCATAGTTCACAGTCTTGCTACAATGAATAGGAAGTTCATGTCGTTCCACAAACTTGATTTCTTGATCAGTGCTGACCTGTTCTTTGTCTAAACTTCCTGCACGGTCGTGCCCAAACCAATTGTACAACTGTACACCTAAGTGTTGTAGATCTTTGTGTATTTTACCGTGGTCGCTCATGGTCATTGCTTCTAGTTTAACACCAGCGGCCTGTACACGATTAATCATAATATGGTAAACGTCTTCCCACTCTTTGGTATACTTCCAACCTTTCATGTTACCGTACTCGTCTGGAAAATGTATACTGAATGTATCAATCTTTTTAGGGTATGTTTCTAATAATTCAGCAACTTCTTGTGCAGTGTCAACTGTCCAGTTATACAGTGTAGTGTATATGCTTACACGAAAGTTCTGCTCAAATGCATAGCGCAACATGTTGGTTGCTTCTGGATTAACCCAGGCTTCTGCCATCCCACTGAAGTCTATGCGTGTGTCGCTTGGTATTTTACTAAGTGCTGTTTTAAACGTATCCAAGCTCATGTACTTGGTGTCCTCGCCATATTTGACTCTTAGGTTTTCTTGTGGACAAAAATTGCACATGAGTGGACAACCAATCATGGTTGTGATTTCCAGCGTGGGCATTGTTTTCATAAATTAATTGAACTTAAAAGCGAACTTACCCTTAGGAACTCCGCCGTAGTATGTTTTACCGTTGTCTAACAATATTGTACCTTTGAAGTTGGGTGGATAAACTGCTTGGTATGATGCAACTGCAACATCATCACCTTTCTTACCAACTTTTGTATATAGTTGAACAATGCTGGCTGTGTTTAACAGTGCCAATGCACCTTTGGTGAATTCTGGATTGCTGTTGACAATGCCTGCTACTGCTTTTGCTAATCCTGCTAGTATAGCATATCCTGTGTTGAAACCAGGCTTGTTGGGGTCGGACTTGATTGTGCTTGCAAACTTTGTTGCTTCTTCGCTTAGTCCTTCGAAATCACGCTTACCTGATTCTATGCAACTGTTTACTTCGTCACGCAATGCAGTAGTGCTTATACCTAACATTTCTCCCAACACAAAAGGTCCTTGCATTGCTGTGTTTTCTGCAATGGCGGTAACTATTTTCCTAGCATATTCTACTGTACGCATAAGCTCTGCGTTATCTTTGTTTTTCTGTACACTGTCGTACAGGTTCTTTACACTTGCGGCAGCACCTTTGCCACCTTTCGAACTTACACCAATCTCTACACCGTCTGGTGCTACAAATACACTGTCTACTAGATTATGATTTTTACTTTGTGGCCAAAAGATAGGCATGTTTGCCCAGTCTGTTCCGCCTGCTAACGCAACTTTTGCTTCATCTGCTTGACCGCCAACTATACCACCCATCATAGCAACAGGTCCCATTATCTCACCAAAGTAGTCTCTGATGGTTTCTAATTGATCTGCCATTCCTGGGAATACAGCAAGTTTGCCTTGTGCTGTTTGCTCTAGTGCATTTGTTAAAACTTCGTCGCCTGATCTAGCAACTTGTTGGATTACTGGTACAGGACCTTTGAACTTTTGTTCTGATCCAATAAGTGTTTGCGGATCTAATCCACTAGCAACTTTCTTTGCACCTTTGGTTTGCAATGACCATCCTGCAGGCACTTCTTTGTTGCTCCATTTACCCATCATGTCTGGCGATACTTGTTTAAAGTATCTGCCCCACAACAGAACCTCACCGTCTGACGTTTGCACTCTTGCAACTGCATATGCTAAACTAGTGGCATTAGGCGTGTTAACCCATTGTATAACTGTGTTATATTCTTTTTCAATGTTAGAGATGCTGATATCTCGTGATTCAGGACTGTCGTACTGTTTTCCTTGTGTTCTTAGATCAGGAAAAGCACCAACGTCTACGAATTCTGCTGTTTCTCCGTTTGTGTGTACAAAAGGGTCACCTTGGTTACGACCAAACATACCTTTTGCTTCAATAATAAATTCTTTTGCTCGCATAATAGTATATTTAGTGCCGTTCTATATCTTCTTCTACGCATTCTTTACCATACTGTATTTCTACAAGTACACAAGGATCATCGTATGGATTGCGTAATTGGTGCCATACTGTTGGATTTATTTTGTAGTAATCATGTGTGTTTAGCTCAACGTTCCCAACACAGCAACGTCCTTGTGCAACTAACCAAAGCTCTGCACGCTTGCGGTGACGCTGTTGACTTAAACTTTGCCCAGGTTCCACAGTTAGTGTCTTAACTTTAACGCCTGGGATATTGTACAGCACATCGTAGTGTCCCCATGGACGGTCTGTTCTGCTGTCCCTTTTCTCCCAAAATGTTGTCCAGTCTGTGAGTAGGTCACTGCTACTGTTCATTTTGTACGTGCCACCAACGCCCCATTTGTATGTGACGCCTGGGATATCTTTTTCTAAAACATTTTGTGCTGTACGATCACCACCGTTGGCAACAACGATTTCGTGACCAGGCCAAGTTTGTTTTACTGTTTGTATAGCATTTCTTGCACTGCCGTCAGCATCGTCAAATTCAATAACATAGTCAACCATTTTTAAATTCTTTACAATGGTAGCACGTTCATTCCAATTCATAAATGCACGATCTTTTTTGCGTTCTAACCAACCATCTGAGTTTATACCTACTACCAAGTAGTCGCCTAGTTCTTTTGCCGCACGAAAGTAAGCAATATGTCCTGAGTGTAGCGGATCAAAGCCGCCTGTTACTAGTACAACTTTGTTCATCGTTCGTTATTGAAATACAGACCTTTGTCGATCCATTGTGTTAGTATCTTGTCCTGTCTGATATATCCATGCTTGTTCAAGCATTCCACAAAAGTTTTGTTTATTAAATCCTTGTCAGCAAGATCAAACCAAGTTGTTGTTTTTGGGTTCATAGGCTCATGTGACTTGTACACTGCTACATGCATCCACGGATCGTCTACTTCTTTTTTCATGTATGCATCACCACAATCAAAACCATTTACTGCTAACATGTAAACCATGTGTATTAGATTGTGATTGTAGTACAGTTGGGATGTACTGTATACTACTTCTTCATGCCCATATTTTGTATAAGTTGACTGCGGGAATACCATCATCAACATACCATTTTCAACCAACTGTCTGCTCCAAGCACTCAAAGTGCGCATAGGGTTGGTCATGTATTGGAATGTGTTGTGACTCCATATAAAGTCTACTTCAACACTCAGAGGCGGATCGTCTGAGTCCAGGTCAATGTTTGCTGGATGTACATTTGCATATTCACGTACTTCATCATCTAACAACTTATCAACAGCATGGTCGCAAGCATAAACTTTGTAGTTGCGTGGTCTTGGCGGGTCATCACGTGTCATTAGGTTTGCCCACCACTGCACATCTCTTCCTGTGCCGCATCCAAAGTCTGCTATGGTAGTAAGACTATCCAAGAAACTATCATACTCGTATAGTTGATCCAGTGTTTGTAAACTGTGTTCGTGTGATTCAAATTCATTCTTAAATGTTATCATAAAACTATATCTTCCATTCCTGCTGTGCGCAACCTAACCACATGACCTAACATGAAGTTTTTGCTCTCAAGGCCTTTCATCAGCCCTAACCATTTATTACGCAATAGTGCTACTTCGTTGATTAGCGTTTCAAACCCAATAACTTCGTCTTCGCCATCCACATACTTTTCAGCGTCACGGCTACTCAAAGCTCTTTGATATCCTTCAAGATATTTCTGAAAGTATTTTCGACGCAGTTTACGTAGTTCAATATTTAGAAAATTCAATACTGCTTCAATCTCCTGTAACTGATTAAAACGGTGCTCTGTTATACCAGGTAAGTCTGCCGCAGAACGTTCAAGGCTGCCATTGATGAAAGTATCCTTCTTTGCCTCGTCGAGTTCTTTTACATAGTAGTCAATAAAGTTTGGTATATTGGCTACATTCTGGACAACTTTATTGTACCACATTATTCTTCGTAATCGCCGTAGTCCTGATAATCTTCATCAATCATATGCTGACCCACAGCTCTGTGTGCATAATTATCAACCATGCCAAACTCCTTAAACTCTTTTTCGCTTATAGCGTCATTTAACATGCCTGCTAGATTATCTGCGGCTTCCTGGCGTTCCTTTGCTGGAATATACTGTTTCAGTATAGTATATGCTTCAACTAAAACGTCTACATCAATCGACATAGTTCTCTTCTCCTAAATTTTCTTCAACATCAGAGTCCAACTCAACGTCAGGGGTTGCTTCAGCTTTTAGCCCCCAATCATTCATGATTGTATCTAAACATCCACCTTCATTGCGTTCCCACTCCTTACGAAATTGTTTAATTTCGTCACCT